GCGCGCGCCCTATCGCCAGGGGGCCAGCTGGGTGATGAACTCGGCGACGCTCGCGCGGATCCGCAAGTTCAAGACCAGCGACGGGCAGATGCTCTGGCAGCCCGGCATTGCCGCGGGCCAGCCGGCGACGCTGCTGGGCTATCCGGTGGTCGAGGCCGAGGACATGCCGGATATCGCCGCCAACGCCTTCTCGGTCGCCTTCGGCAATTTCCAGGCGGGCTATCTGATCGCCGAGCGCGGCGACACCCAGCTGCTCCGCGATCCCTACTCGAACAAGCCCTTCGTCCATTTCTACGCGACCAAGCGGCTGGGCGGCATGGTGAGCAATTCGGAGGCGATCAAGCTCCTCAAGTTCGCCGCGAACTGAGCCGGAGGAGGAACCCATGGCAGACAGTTTCGCGAACCGGGCCGACCATGTCGCGGCCCCGGCGACCTTGGCGATTGCGGTGGTGCCCAGCGACACGGTGGCGCTGACCGACATCCCCAAGGCGCTCTATGTCGGCACCGGCGGCACGGTGACGATGCGCGGGGTCAATGGCAGCGTCGACACGGTGTGGAAGAACGTGGCCAACGGCACGATCCTGCCGTTCCGCGCGCGCTATGTGCGGGCGACCGGCACCAGCGCCGCCGACCTGCTGGCGCTCTACTGATGGACGGGCTTTCGCTGTCCATACCGGCGGTGGCGCGCAGACGCGTGCCGCCGCCGGCGGGGGCCGGGCTCTCGACGCGGGTCGACCGCACCACCAGCACCGTGGATTCCACGCTGCGCAGCACCGACAGGAGCTGAGCATGGCCAAGCAGAGCATCAATGTCGGGTCCGCCGCAAACGACGGCACCGGCGATACCGAGCGTGCCGCCTGGATCAAGGCGAACGCCAATTTCGACGAACTCTATGACGGCGCCGCGCGGCTGCCCAAGATCGAGAAGACCGCCGCCTATACGGCGTCGAGCGACGATACCGGCAGCTCGATCCGCGCCGATGCGAGTGGCGGCGCCTTCGCGATCACCCTGCCGGCGAGCGCGGTGCGCGAGGGCGACTTCCTGCGCGTCCACAAGGGCGATGCCAGCGCCAACCGGGTAACCGTGCGCAACGCCTCGGCAAGCGACCTCGCATGGCTGTCGGCGCAGGGCGATGCGGTGTGGTTCGTCTGGTGGAAGGGCGCGTGGGAGGCGTTCGACTGGCGCATCGCGCCGCTGCGGATCGTCTATGCGAGTTCGGGGACCAGTACGAAGCCGCCGCTGGCGACCGCCATCGAAGTGACCGCGATCGGCGGCGGCGGGGGCGGGGGTTCCGGCCGCTGCGGCGCCAGCGCCTCGATCCGCACCGGCGGCGGGGGCGGGGGCGGCGGCATGGTGCAGCAGCTGCGCTTCGCCGCCGCCGCGCATGGCGCGACCGAGTCGGTGACGGTGGGCGCAGGCGGCAGCGGTGGTCCCTCGCCGGGCACCGCGGCCGCCAACGGCGTCGCCGGCGGAACGGGCGGGGCGAGCCTGCTCGGCGCGCTGATCCGCGCGGATGGCGGCAATGGCGGCGGTGCCGGCCAGGCCGCCAATGCGAGCGGCGGGGCCGCGCTGCCGGTCGGCACCTTCGGCACGCTGGGTGGCGGCGGGACAAGCGCCTCGACCGTCACTGCAGGGGGTGGCGGTGGCGGCGCGACGGGCGGCGGTGCCGGCGGCGCCAGCATCGATGCGGGCAATGTCGCGCGCGGTGCTGCGGCCGGCGGTGCAGGATCGAGCCATGCCGCCGCGCCGCTCTCGGGCGGGACGGCGGGCACGGCGACGATCCCCGCCGGCGGGGCGGGCGCGGCTGCCGATCCGGCGCTCCATTCCGGCGGCGCCGGCGGCGGTGGCGGCTTTTCCGGCAACCTGACCGGCAACGGCAGCGCGGGCGGTGCCGGCGGTACGCCCGGTGGCGGTGGGGGCGGTGGGGGTGCGTGCGACACCGGCTTCTCCCCCGGCGCGGGCGGCAATGGCGGGCGCGGCGAGGTCCGCGTCACCTGGACCTTCAGCTGAGGCGCGGCGCGATGGCAGTCTATCGGGTGATCGAGGCGGGCGTGGTGGTCAACCGGATCGAGTGGGACGGTACGTCCCCCTATGATCCGGGCGAAAACCGGACGCTGGAGGCCGAGGCGGAAGCCTCCGCCTAGGCACGGGCCGCAGCAACGCGCGACACCAACCAACAGAGGGAGAAGAACCATGGACGCACCGCCCTTTCCGGCGGCGGCGATCGCGAGCGCGTGCGCGGCGGTGAAGGACTATCTGCGCATGGCGAACGGCACCGACGATGCCGCCGTCACCGCCGCGGTCCAGACCGCGCTGGCGCTGGGCGAGGCCTTTACCGGCACCGCCTGGATCGCGCGGCAATGGCAGGCCTGGCTCGGCCGCTCGCCCGATTGGCAGCGGCTGCCGGTGGCGCCGGTGACTGCGATCGGCGCGGTCGAGACGGTCGATGCCGCGGGTGCTGCGACGGCGCTGCCGGTGGCGGCCTACACCATCGATCTGGATGCGCGCGGCGAGGGCTGGGTGCGCCTTGCCCCCGCGACGATGACCGCGCGGGTGCGGGTGATCTTCGCCGCCGGCACGGCGCCGGGCTGGGAGAACCTGCCGCCGCCGCTCGCGCAAGGCGTGGTGCTGCTCGCGGCGCATTTGCTCGAGGCGCGGGGCGACACGGCGGTGCCGCCGGCGGCGGTGGTGGCATTCTGGCGGCCGTGGCGGCGGCTGCAGCTGATGGCGGGGGCGCGGCGGCAATGCTGGAGCAGTTGAAGGCGCGGGCCGAAACTGCCGGTCGCGCGGCGGCCACGGATGCAGCCGGGCGGTTGGCCGAAAGGGTGCGGGAGGCGGTGCCGGGAGTATCGGTGGCGGTCGAGGGCAGTGCGGTCACGCTGTCGGGGCGTGGGCTGTGGCGGCGCTGGCTCGCCGACCCCGCGCTGCGCTGGCTGGGAGGGCTGTTGTGATGAGTCCGCAGGAAGCGATTACCGCGGCGATGCACACCGCGCTCACTGCCACGGGTGCCTTGTCGACACCGGTGAACGGCGTGTTCGATGCGCCGCCGCAGCGCGCGGTGCGGCCCTATCTGCTCGTGGACGAGGTGATGCTCACCGACTGGAGCACCAAGGATCAGGACGGCCGCGAGGTGCGTACCTCTGTGCTGGTGCGCGATTCCGGGGCGACCCGGCAGCGGGTGCGGGCGCTCGCGGCGGACGTCGAGGCGGCGCTCGCGGCGATGCCGGCGGCGCTGGGCGGCGGCTGGCGGATCGTCAGCCGGGTGCTGGTCCGCACGCGGGTGGTGGACGAGGGCGCGAGCGGCGTGACGGCGGTGGTGGAACACCGGGTGCGGATGCTGCGGACGGCGTGAGTGCCCCCTCCACCACCGCCTTCGGCGGCGGTCCCCCTCCCCCGCTTCGCGGGAGAGGAAACCCTTTGCGGATAGCGTCTCCTCCACCGCGAAGCGGGGGAGGGGGACCGCGCCGCGCCAGCGGCGTGGTGGAGGGGGCACCCCACCCGAAAAACAATCAACAGGAGACAAACATGGCAGCGGAAAAAGGCAGCGCCTTCCTGCTCAAGGTGGGCAATGGCGCGACGCCGGTGGTGTACGCCACCGTGGCGGGGCTGCGGACGACGCAGCTTTCGGTGAACGGCGAGGCGGTGGCGATCACCAGCAAGGATTCGGGCGGCTGGCGCGAGCTGCTGTCCGGCGCCGGGGTGCGATCGGTGAGCGTGTCCGCCGCGGGCGTGTTCACCGGATCGACGGCCGAGGTGCGGGTCAAGGCCAATGCGCTCGCCGGCACGCTCGATGATTATCGGCTGAGCTTCGAGAGCGGCGAGACGATGACGGGCAAGTTCCTCGTCACCCGGCTCGACTATGCCGGGGATTTCAACGGCGAGCGCAGCTACACGCTCAGCCTGGAAAGCTCCGGGCCGGTGGTGAGCGCATGACCGGCGCGGCCAATCCGGTGCGCGGCGAGGCGAGCCTGCGGGTGGGCGGCGTGCCGCTCGTCCTGCGGCCGAGCTTCGAGGCGCTGGTGGCGGCCGAGGCCGAGCTGGGCCCGCTGTTCGCGCTGGTCGAGCGCGCCGCGGCTGGGCGGCTGGCGCTGGGCGAGATGGTCGCCCTGTTCTGGCATTGCCTCAAGGCGGCCCCCGAGGGGCTGACGCGCGAGGTGTTTTCGGAAGGGGTGGCCGAGGCCGGGCTGGTCGCGGCGACGCCGGCGCTCAAGGCGTTGATCGGCCAGATCCTGGCGGGGCGATGACGAGCTTCGCCGAGGCCGCCGGACGGCTGGCAGGACTGGCGGGGCTCGCCT